GCAATGACTTGCATCCTCATTTGGATCATTATCAAATCTTGAATGATGCTGCGGGCCAAGTCCTTGAACGACATCTTGCCGGTGCGAACGAAGGTTTCGATGCCGCGCATCATGTTCTCAAACACGCTGTTGCTCATGTTACGCAACGTGCTCAGACGCTCTTCCATCTCAAGCAAACCGATCTTCATTTGCTCTTGGGCATTGAGCTGATCGATCATGGATTTAGTGGCTTCTGATGACAGCTTTGGATCGCGCCGGATAGCCTCTCGACGCTGTTCGTACTCCATGCGGAGTCGCAGCTTCTGAAGGTCAAGATCTGACATGTAGAGGTTTTGGCCGTTAAGCTCAAGCTCTTGCTTCTTCAACTCAAGTGCTTTGTTCTCAAGGTTTAGCGAGCTTTGCTGGATGGCAAAGTGCACCTCATAAATTGCCATGTCTTCGCGCAAGCTTTCCTTGAACTCTTGTTCAGCGGCCATCATTGCGCCGATGCGCGCAGTTTGAGCAGCGCGAATCTTTTGCTCTTTGTCTAGATTGATTGCAACGATGTCCTTTGCCAGATTCTCTTCGTTGAGCTTGGCAAATACGTTGTTTTCATTCCTATTCTTTTGCTCCATCTGCAAGCGAGCCAGCGCAATCTTCTCTGACGCCTCAAGCTCAATCTTGCCGATTTCAGTTGCTGCGTTGCGCTCCAATGCAAAACGATTTTCGATGCTCTTGCGAGCCAATTCATCTCGCAATGCAGTCTCTTTTGCAAGACCGCCAGCACCTTCATACATCGAAATATTTTTCGATTCCTCTTGCGCCCTCTTGGTTTCTTCTTCGCGCTTTTTACGTAATGCATCCAGTTGCGCTTGCAACGCATCTCGATCCCGCGCCATTTTGAGGTTGGCTTTTGATGTTGGGTCTTCTTCTGCATTGAGCATCGCAGTTGCATCATCAATCTGCTTTTGCAGCCGCGCTTCAAGGTCCATCTGCCGACCGATGCCCAGCATGGCATCCCATGCGCCACTGGCAGCGGATTTCAAAGCATTCCACGCCTTCTCAAGAATGCCCAATGGCCGCTCTTGTTCAGACAGCTTTTGATTCAGCGCATCTGCGGTCAGCTTGGCGGCTTCTTGCGTCTTGCCCAACTTTTCCAGAGCGGCAATCTGCTTGTACTGCTCTAGCGTCAAGAAATGCATCTTGTCATTCAGCGACTTGGCCGCTGACGCAGAGCCATTGAATGACGGGATAAGGTCTTGCGCGACTTGCTCCGCAGTCTTCCCGCTGAGTTGTGCAACGCGCAGGATTGCTTCGCCGACCGAATCTAGACTGGTCTGAGTGAACTTGCCAGACGCGACAAGCTGACCAAACACATCCTTAGCGTTGCCGACAGAAGTGCCGAGCTTGTCACTGACGGTAGAAGCAAGCCGCAGGAACTGTTCTTGCGTGATGCCTGCGTAGCGGCCAGTCAGAATAAGATCATCGCGCAGGCGAGCCGACTCTTGATATCCTTGATAAAAGGCTAACCCAAGTGTGCCCAGAGCAGCAACAGTGCCACCAATAGCCAATCGGAAAGGCGTGATTTGCGCGGCCAGCACTTTGAACATGTTGCTGAACCCGCCCATCGAATCTTTAAGCTGACCACCCTGCTGGAGCAGCGCAACTAAAGCATTCTGACCGGAAGCAATTTGCGTCACCAAGTCAGTTGTTTGGAACGCAAGCTGCTGCTGTTGCTGCATCGTCAGCTTAGTGCCGTCAAATGACTTCTTCTCCGCAATTACTTTTGCGTCATACGCTGCGGCCTGCGCCAGCAGCTTTTGCTTCATGTCATCAGTCGCGCTGGCGAACTTGCCAGACGCAATCTGACGTTGAATCTGCTCTACCTTGGTGACCTCGCGGCCATAGTCGGCAGTGGCTTCAGTCAGCGCATTAAGCTCACGAACCGCAGCATTCGTATGCCGCTGAATCTCATTTTTGAGCTTGCGGTTCTCAGAGATTGCCTTGTCAATGTTGGCCGAAAACTCGGCCATGTCTAAACCAAGGACAACACCAAGGCGAGCAATGTTGTTTGAAGCCATTATTTCTTCCTCATGCGACTGATCTTCTGCGCGTAAGCCGGAATAGCTTGGGCAAGCTCAGTCTTCAGAATGCCCAACACCCTATCCTTGGCACCCTCTATCGCTGGCCGCATAAATGGCTGCGGAGCAAGCTTTCTAGTGCCAAATTCTTGCGCCAATGACACTGCCGACTTTTTGACTGACACCACCGCGATGGCCGCATCAGTCTCTTTTACATAGTCCGACATGAGATCACGCCCGGTTGGAATGCGCGCATCCAGTCGAATGGTGTACTTCATGTGGATGCCGTCTGTGTTGTTCTCATCAAACGGCGCTCTGGACGTTGCGTCGAGAAGAACAGGCACCATTGCACGCTCTGCCGCTTTTACAAGCGTGTTGCGAGCGATGTTGTCGGCACGGTAGCCTCTGGCAAGCTCAAGAAGTTGCTGCTCTAACTCAGCAAACCCCTCCAGCTTGACCGTGCTGTTACTTGGAACGTATGCCATTCAACGCCTTATCTGCACCCGGAGCTTGCGACATAAATGCAAGCAGTTGTTGACTGACAAGACGTTTTTGCTCTTCCGATGTCAACGGTGGATGAATGTAGTCATACGTTGACGGAAGAACATCCTCAATGCGGAACGGTTTTGTGCCCTGCTTGAGTTTGGAGTTGAGGTTGCCGGTCGTGAGCGAACTCAACGCCAGCAGAGTAGCCTTCGGCCCGAGCATTCCATCGTGAAACATGATTTCGATGTTCTGCATATCTGTGGCCGGTATGTTGTCGGGACACCCACCATGCGCCCAAACGTATGCCCGAACTTGGGCACGGGTGTCCCTTAGGAGTTTTTTCGGCTTTCTCCAAACGAAGGTTGAATCGCATCACCGATGGCATTGATCATCTCAATCTGAACCGTCAGCGGCATTTCAGATTCGATGTCTTCGTAGGTCAAATCATTCAGGTCGCCACTGTCGGCTACCAACAGCTTGAAGAACTCGACAGTGCGGTTCTCAAACCGGATAGCGGTTTCCACCAACTCTTTAGTGGAACGGCCATCAACCATGACATCACCATCGACCACTTCCATGCCTTTGGTCAGGCGCGCAAAGCGTTCTTCGTACTTTGCCGGGTCAACTTGATTGGTGCGCTCAGTGATTGCCTCTAGCTCTTTAGACAGAGGGATACGCACCTTGAACTTGTGTCCACCAAGCTCAAACGATTTGGTGCGGAGCGCGGAGATGTCGCCGAATGCAGCAGAGAGCTTCATTTCTTTCCTTGTCTTGTTGGATCAATGATCTTGTCGAAAATGCGTTGATTAAGCTCCATCGCGTAATCAACCACATCCTCGGGACTCATTTTATCGGCGTGGCGAGCAGCAATCTCATGGGCCAATGTGATGGCCGTCATGCGTTGCTGCTTGTGCCCAAACCAATCTTGTCTTAGAGCCGCTTGACTTTCTAGGAATGTCAGCAGATCGTTCGTGTTTTTTATTGTCGTCACTTGTCTTATTCTTCTGTTGGAGGCGGCGCTGCTTTTGCCGGGTGTGCTTCTGCTAGGACAGACAACACCACATGCTCAACCGTGCCCGGTTTTGCCTTTGCAAGTGCCGCAGCGACTTCCGCAGGGTCAACCATTTGGGCACGGGCGAGAGCTTTGATGTCTGCCCGTGCATTAGCAATCTCATCGATGATTGCTTTGAGTGCCATTAGCTGTTGCTCCAACCGTATTGGTTGCCACGGGGGTGGATCGTGAAGATCGCCTTAGCTTCAGCGTTGGGCTGGGTATCAATCTGGAAATTGCTGACTCGGCCATTGAACGCAAAAGCAATCGTGTTTGTGCCGTCATAAGACGCAACCACAAACGTGCGATCCACCGTGCCGTTGTACGCATCAGAACGAATCTGAAGAATAGCGGTATCAGAAGGATTCCACGCAGCAGTAATCGTCATGCTGGTCGGGGCAGACTGCGTGGGAATCTTGTCCGACTGGCGTGACCCAGCGACAGAGAAGTTTGCCATCGCATCGTCCATGCCATAAGCAGGGACAGCCTCAACCGGCAACAGCACGCCAGCAGTGCCAGTGCCGCCAGCAGCAGTGCCCACAATCGTTGCGACCTGAGCAGACCACACCGAAAGATTGGCCGTGCTAAAGGGCGTGGGAGTTGCGGCAGACTGCATCCACAGCGAGCCACTAAAGCCGGGAAGAATCTTGTTTGGAAGTGCCATGATTTACCTCAAGCGTTGTTGGACCAGCCGTACTGGTTGCCTCGGGGATGAACCGTGAAGATCGCTTTAGCTTCAGCATTCGGCTGGGCATCGATCTGGAAGTTCGACACACGGCCATTGAATGCAAAATAAATTATGTTGCTGCCTTCGGTGGCGGCAATCACAAATGTGCGGTCTACGGTGCCGTTGTAGGCATCGGTACGCATTTGCACAATGTTGGCATCGCTTGGGTTCCAAGCAGCCGTGATGGTCATGCTAGTGGGCGCCGATTGAGTCGGAATCTTGTCTGACTGACGCGAGCCGGCCACCGAGAAGTTAGCCATTGCGTCATCCATGCCAAACGCAGGGACCGCTTCGATGTTGAGTTGATTGCCAGACACAGCAATCGGAGACACGCTCGCCACAAGCGAAAGTTGGGCGGTGGTCAACGGGGTGGGAGTTGCGCCAGATTGGGCGTACATCGCCGCAGAAAAACCCGGCAAGACTTTATTCGGAAGTGCCATTTTTCAATCCTCTAAGTGGTTGAACAAGTCTTGTCTTACGTTGGAATGTATAAGGTGCAATCTAGAAAGATTTGCGCCATCTTTTCTGTGTTGTCGTAGGAGTTGTATAGCCAGAATACATCTGCCTTCGACACGTTAAATCCAGTCGGCCCACCAAATTGACCACTGTATCCATGCAGAGATTGTAGTATTTGGTTGGAAATTGTGAACCCGTCTTCGATCACTTGCGTGAAGATACTGATCTGGAAAACCGGCGTGTCAATGCCTTTGACCGACTGCACCGGACCCGTATAGACGGGCTGGTGAATGCTTCGCGCCATCCAAGTAATGAACTTGGGCTGCGTGGCGAAGTTGCGGTTAAAGGCGGCATAAACCGGCACCGGGTTGACGATCTGCTGCAACTGGTACTGAATGGCTTTGCCATACGCAACTGGGTTTTGCTGAGTTGCCATTAGACAGCCACCACCGGGTCGTTGCGATAGCACATGAACGTCACAGACATGCGGTCGTTTGCTTCCCGGCAGTCGGTGATACGCCAGTCATGGCCGCGCCAGTTGAACGAATACAAATCTTGCCGATCAACAATGTGCTTGACGTTCGGCGTGTAGTTCAGCGTCATCTGCACCAAGTCTTGATACAGACGATACCGATCCGAAATCTTCAAGCTGTTGGCGACATCAGCGATACGCGCACGGGTGCCAAACCACTTCGTTATCGTCGTGGTTTGCTCACCGAAATCCGACTTAGCAAACGTAAGCGAATTGACGGTGATGTTCTCAAACCGTGCGATTGCCATCAGAGCACCAAAGGCTTGTACGGGCGAAGAAGCGCAGAGACACCGTAGGGAATCTCTCGCAGTGGCGTGTCAACCGTGTTGCTGCGGTTGTTATACAGATGCGTGAACAGCAACAGGCCAGCTTGCTTGATGACCGGGTAAGCACTCAAAGGACTGGCAGCAGCGGTGTACTCAGCCACGATTGGCGCGGTCATAAAGTAATTTAGATCAGTCGGCAGATTAGCCAGAATGATCTTGTTGCCGCTGTTGTCGTAGGAATAGTCAGTATTTGCCAACGTGATGAACACGCTTGGCGTATTGGCATTCCAGTAGCCAACGCGATTGATCGTGACGCCGTTATTGCCGTTGTTGCAGAACGGGCTGCTTACGGTGCCAGGACTGACTTCAGGCAAATCAAGCGACAGCGGCACGCCCCACAAAGCATTGCCGTTGTAGTACACCCGATAACTCACCGGCATGATTGGAAGACCCAGGTAGTCCTCAATCGCCTGCCGGGTAGCAAGCTCAAGACTCTTTAGATAAACGTCCTGCGACTCATCTTCAAACAAGTTGATCTGCTGCGTGATCTCATCAAGCGTGAGCCATGCTGTCACGTTGTCGCGGTCAATCTGCTCAACCTTGGAGTAGTTGAATGGATTGCGCGTGGGTGACAGGTATGGCCCACCGTCTGAAAGAGCAGGACTTGT